TCGGAGATGTGTATAAGAGACAGAACTTTAGTAGCAGATAGTCAAATTGTAGGCGTAGATGGATGTATTAGACCAAGTGAATGGAAAGGTATTGTTTATGATATGTTTGATAGATTAGCTGAAAAAGGACTTATCAATGACCCTCAATTTTCTAAAGCAAGTTTACAAGTTCAGATTAGCACAACTAATCCAAACAGATTTGAAACTGCTTTCAAATATAAGAGAACAGGAATAGCAAGAATTGAGAGTACAACTGCATCTGCTGGATTTTAACCTTAAAAAATAGAATATTATGACATTCATAGGAGGAGATTTAATAGAAATTGTTTGCAACCATTTAGGTAATACATATCGTTTTTACCCTAAAGCAAACGAAACGTTTAATGTTGATTTTGGTGGCAGACGTACAAACGATGATGCAAGTCAGAAAACTTCAAACGACCAAAATATTAGACAAATAAATACGGTAAGATGGTCAGTAGATGGTCCAATTGCTTGTGATTTATTAACGGGTAATGAGCAAAATGCTTTGAGTTTGATGTCAGGTTCTCCATCAGAGGGGAATTGGCAGATTTCGCACATTTCAGGTGCTATTTGGAAAGGTACAGGAAGCCCAGTTGGAGATATTGCTCCAGACAGTAACGCTTCTACTTTGACATTAAAAATAGCAGGAGCAGGAGGTTTACAAGTTTTATAATAATTTAAAAATAAGCAAAAATGAAAAAACAAGAAGTAATTAGTAAAGATGTAGCATTAGAGGATTTAGAGAAGTTTATCAATAGTTTTGTAAAGAAGCCAGTTGCTTCTACGGAATTAGAAGATAATTATCCTGGTGTTTTAGAAGCGATTATGGATGGTTATTTATCTTTTGATGAAAATCAAAATCCTAAATTTAAACTAAAGAATCCAATTAAAGATGAAGCGGGTAATGATGCGGTTTCTGAAGTAACATTCAGAACTAGAATTAAACCTACACAACTTGCGGATTTAGCAAAAGGATTACATCCTCAAAAAGAAGTTTTCACATTGCAGTTAAGAATGACATCTTATATTATCGATGCTCCCGTAGCGATGTTAGATAAGTTTTCAAGATATGATTATGATGTGATTAGCCAAGTTGCTTCTGTTTTTACGTAGGGTGGATTGATGATGGATTAGACGATATGATTAGAACTATTGTTTATGAATATCACTTTTCACCAAGCGAGATAGGAAAAATGTACTGTGATAATTACGATTTTAAAGGAATCTTGTTTTGGTACGAAGAAGCAGTAAGGATTATAAATTCAAGAATTAGAAAATAATTAAGAACCCCAAGACAGTAGTAAAACTGCTTGGGGTTTTTTACTAAAACAAAATATTATGGCAATAGCTACATTACGTGTTCCGACTATTTTTACAGCTGTTGATAAATTCAGTAGTGTTGTTTCCAAAATGAGTGCTTCTACAAGTGCATTTGGAAAGACAGCACAAGCGGCAGCAATGCGTTCTTCACGTAGTTTTAATTCTGCTGGGAATAAGATGTTAGGAGCAGGAATAGCATTAGGAACAGGTTTAGGTTATGCTGTTCACGAAGCGATGGGTTTTGAAGAGCGAATGGCTAATATTAATACTATACTTCACGCTACACCACAAGAGTTAGATAATGTTAAGAAAGCTATATTTGATGTAGGAGAAAAAACAGGCGTACCTTTAAATGATTTGGCAGAACAGTTTTATGAATTATCTTCTGCTCAAATAAAAGGCGCACAAGCTACTGATGCTATGAATTATTCTGCTAAATTATCAGTTGCAGGTATTGGTACTATGCAACAAGCAACAGAGGTAATGATTGGGTCTTTGAATGGTTTTAGAAGTCAAGGATTAAAAGCAAGTGATGTTTTTGAGGATATTGCTAAATCAGTTCAAAATGGTAAATTAAAGATTAATGATATGAACGCTGCTTTTGCTAAAAATGCTGTTTTAGTAGGTTTGGCTGGAGTATCATACAAAGAGTATTTAGCTGCTCAATCAGCAATGACTACTACGAGTATGCCTATTTCAGAGGTTCAAAACTCTTTAGGTTTATCTGCTATGTCTTTTATGAAAATGGGTTCAAAACTTCAAAAACATTTAAAATCAAATGGATTAAATGCTTCAGAGGTTACTAAAAGACAAAATGAATTGCAAAAAGTTGTTATTCCTTTAGGTGCAACTTCGGGAACAGATTTAATAAAAAAAATGGGTGGATTAGTTCCTGCTATGATGGCTATATCAAAACAAGCTAAAAAGATGCACATTGATATAGCGACTATATTTCCAAGACAAGGAGCTTTAATTGCTGCTGCATCTTTAACAGGAGAAGCTTTTAAAGACTACGAAAATAACATGAAGATTCTTGGACAGACAAACACTCATGTTGGGGAGGATATGTTTAAAATCAAAATGGAAACAATGGCTGCTAGATGGGCTAAACTTACAGACTCAATAAAAGAGCTGTCCATTACTATTGGGGATGCTTTGCTTCCAAGAATTAAAGATATGGCTGATTCTGCTATAAGTATGGCTAAAGGGATTTCTACATGGGCAAAAAATAATAAAGGACTTGCTAATACGTTATTAACGGTTACTGAATTACTTTTAGGATTAGGCGTAGCTGCTAAAATAGTTGGATTTGGTTTTTATGGATATAGTCAAACGATAGGTTTAGCATCAAAGGCATTAAAGCTATTTGCTGTTGAGCAAACAGCTAGTGCGATAGCTTCTGATGCTGTTGGTGCATCTATATTAAGTTCTATAGGTGGACTTGGAACTTTAGCTGGGGGTATTGTGGCTGGTACAGCCGCAGCAGTAGCTCCTATATTAGCGGTTGGAGCTGCTGTAGGAGGACTTCTATATTATTATTCAAAAAACGGAGATTCAGTAGAACGGATGATGTTTAAAAATAAAGCATCTTTAGAAAAAGTAAATAAAGCATGGGTAAACTCTAGTAATACTATAATTGTAGAGATTGCAAGACAACAAACTGCTATAGATAGATTTATGAAAAATTTAAGTCCAAAACAAAATTATGATGCAGCTAAAGTATATGACTTTACTTCTAATAATAGTGGAGCTATAGATTTGTCTGCTAAAAACAAATATTTAGCAGGTTTTAAAGGGGCTGATGCGAAAACATTAGCACAATTATCTAAAAATTATGATATGCAAAGTCAACAAACTTCTGGAAATTATAGAGAACTAAAAGAAAATGAAGCACCGCAGAATTTAGCAGGAAGTATGTCGGCTCATATGTTTGATGAATTTATTAAAAATCGTGATGATAAGTTAAACCTAACTTTTACTGCACCTTCTGGGTATGATTTAAAACTTGAAGGCGATGCTCCTAAAGGGTTAACAGTAGTAACAACACCAAATCAAGGAACAAAAGGTAAACAAAATCAATAATGAATACAACAGATATACAATTATTTGAAACGGGAGCAGGAGGGGATTTTTCCATTGTAAGCGATGATTTATTAATGGGGGAATCATTATACCAACAAATATTTTTAGCTCTTTTTGGAGGAAATATTGAAGCGAGTACAAAGATTTCGTATTTATCTACGGAGGAACGATTTGACTATTGGGGAAATTCTTTGATTTGGAATAATGAAAAGACAAAGCAATTCAATTCAGAAACCGAAAGGGCTATCCAAAATAACGTTTTAAATAGTTCAGGTAGGCTGAATATCATTCAAGCAGTAAACGTTGATTTAGAGTACTTAAAAACGCTTATTGTATTTTCAGTTGACGTACAGATTATGGGGCGAGATAATCTAAAGATAATAGTCAGTTTTTCTGCTTTATCAAATCAACAAGATAAAGTATTAGAAATGGTTTATAACAATGCCAAAAACGAAGTAATAATCAATAAAATATTATAAAGTGAAACCAATTCCAACCATACAAAATTTAAACTCAAATATTGCTAATGATTTCTACAATAAGTTAGGACTACAAAGCAACGCGCTAAAGAAAACGTTAAATGCAATCGCTCTTGTTTTATCAGGACAATTTCATTTAGCGTATCTTTATTTAAGAGATATTCAAGATAAAATGTTTGTTGATACAGCTACTACTTCCGATGTTGGAGGAACGCTTGAAAGACAAGGTTTAATTTATCTTAATCGACCTATGTTTCCAGATTCTATTGGTACCTTTAAGTTATCAGTAAACGGTGTTGTTGGTTCAGTATTAAGACTTAATTTAACTTTTAAGTCAAATGAGGGAACTCTTAATCCAGGACAAACATATATTTTAGATTCTGAATATACTTGTACGGGAACGGATGATGTTATAACAGTACGTTCACTTGGAGCAGGTTCAACATTTAATTTAGCAGTAGGAAATAATTTAACGATTACCGAACCCGTAATTGGAGTAGATAAAACTGTTACAGTAACGGAAGTAACCGTACAACCTAAAGCGGGAGAAACAGTAGAATTATATAGACAAGCTATTTTAAATGCAATTCAATATGAGCCACAAGGAGGATCAAGAGGGGATTATCGTCAATGGTGTACAGATGCACAAGGTGTAAGATTAGTTTACCCTTATGTAGCTGACATTACTACTGGTAAGGTTAGTTTATTTGTAGAAGCTACATTGATTGATAGCGTAGATGGAAAAGGAACTCCAACGGGAACTATTTTAAGTGATGTTGATGCGGTTATAACTTATGACCCTGACGTAACAAAGCCTATTTACGAAAGAAGCAGAAAGCCATTACAAGCATTTCCTGATATTCAACCAATAGTATTAGTTCCAGTTGATGTTACGATAACGGGTTTAAATGATAGCTCAAGTAGTGTACAAGCTACAATTCTTTCAGTTTTAACGGATATGCTTTATAATGTTAGACCATTTATTGCAGGAGCAGATTTACAACGAAATAAAAATGATATTTTGTATTCGGGCAAGATGCAAGGTGTGGTTACAGAATCGCTTACTAATGGTAATTATTTCACTAATTTAGAAATGTTAGTAGATGGGGTTGCGGAAAACAACTATCAATTTGATTTGGGGAATATACCATATTTAAGATATTTAACTATTAATCCTTAACGTATGTATCAAGTAACAGAAAAAAGTACGGTATGCGGTTACGATACTCCTATGGGGTATAAAACTCCTTTTAAATACCCTACAAATAGTGGAACACTATCTAACTTGCTTTCAAGTTTAGCAGTACAATTATATCCAACGGGTAGAGCTTTTAATATGTTTTTTGACGATGTAAAAGATAGGTTTCATAAAGCAATAAATGTAAGTTTCATTCGATTGATGAATGATGCCAAAGCAACCATTGATTCTTGTTTTCCAGACAATGAAAACTTTACTGATGATGATTGTTCCTTATGGGAATACCGATTCGGAATAAAAACAAATTTAGCATTAGATGTAGCCACAAGAAGAACGGCTATTTACAGACGAATGGCAAGAGGTAGAAACATAAAAGCAAGGCAAGGAAAGGACTATCTGCAATATCAATTACAACTTGCTGGATTTGATGTTTATGTTTACGAGAATGGTTTTATTGAGGGCGGTGTATTAGTATATAAAACTCCTTATGATATTACAGGAAGTTTGCCAGAGAATGTACAACACGGAGGAAATACAGAACACGGAATAGGAGTTCAACACGGGGGAGTAGATGTTGGATTAATTGCTAACTCTTTTTTACCAAATGAATTATATACTGTTTCTGATGACTACCTT